AAGCTGAACTTAATAAGCCTGTTTCAAATCCTATCACTGCAAAACCAATGACATCTGATAAAGAAGATGAAAAAACTGGTCGTGCATCTAATGCTTATAAGAAGAGTTTCTGGAATGTAATGAGAAACAAGCATTCTAATGCTCAAATTCTAAATGCATTACAAGAAGGAACAGACTCTGAAGGTGGTTTTCTTGTACCAGATGAATTTGAACATACTCTTATTGAGTCACTTGAAGAAGAAAACATTTTCAGAAAACTTGCTCACGTCATTACAACTTCTACTGGTGATAGAAAAATCCCTGTTGTAGCTTCTAAAGGTAGTGCTTCTTGGGTAGATGAAGAAGGCACAATTAATGATAGCGATGATGCATTCACTCAAGTTTCAATCGGTGCATACAAGCTTGGAACTCTTATTAAAGTTTCTAACGAACTATTGAACGACTCAGTATTTAATCTTGAAGCATACATTTCAAAAGAATTCGGTAGAAGAATCGGTACTAAAGAAGAAGAAGCTTTCTTCAATGGTAATGGTGTAGGCAAGCCAGTCGGTATCTTTAATGCAACAGGCGGTGCTCAAACTGGTATTACTACAGCAAGTGCAACTGAGATTAAAGCCGATGAAATTATTGATTTATTCTATTCTCTTAAAGCTTCTTACAGAAAAAATGCTGTATGGATTGTAAATGATGCAACAATTAAGGCTATCAGAAAACTTAAGGATGCGAACGGTAATTACTTATGGCAACCTGCTTTAACTAGTGGAACACCAGACACATTACTTGGTAGACCTGTTTATACATCAAGCTATGTTCCTACAATTGCTGCAGGTGCAAAGACTATTGCATTCGGTGATTTCTCATATTATTGGATTGCGGATAGACAAGGTCGTAACTTCAAGAAGTTATCTGAACTTTATGCTGCAACTGATCAAACTGGTTTTGTTGCAACACAAAGAGTTGACGGTAAACTTATCCTTCCAGAAGCAATTAAAGTGTTAGTACAACACGCTTAACGGAGGTAAAGATTATGAGTTATAATACAAAGAACTATACCGAACAAGGTGGAGATAAAACAGTTATAGGTGGAACGCTTGAAATATTAGAGGGAGCAACCGTAAAAGGACTCCCTCTTCCTATTGCTGAAAATTTGCCAGAAAGTACTGTTGCATCGTTAAACACTTTAAAAGAAAGTTTTAATGCTTTGCTTATTAATCTTAAAGATGCAGGTTTGATGGAAAAAGATGAATTTACAACTAGTGTTGCAGCAATTTCAAATCCGACAGGAGAGTCTTTAATTACCAACCATTCAAAAATTAGGACTATTACTTATGACAATAACATAGCAACTATTGATGTTCCTATTAATGAACTAGTGGAATTTGATAGTTCTAATCCAGCACAAGGCATTCATAAATGGATAGGATTGTCTATCGGCACAGGCAGAAGCTCAATAATTGGAGTTACCTATAATGGCACATATGATCTAGTACAAGCAGATGTTAACGAAGCTACAAATGCTGGGTGTCCTGAAGGCAGTTTTGTACTTTGGTTAAAATGTGATGAGGTTATTAATACACCTAAAATTATAACGATTTCAAGAGCAGGATATACGACAGAAACAATTACTATCAATGTTATAGATAGTGAAAATTAAGATAGGAGGCAACAGACATGGCTACAGTAGACTTATTAAGCAAGGTAAAAATGAATTTAATACTTGAACATTCACAGGATGATGGTCTGATTACTGGCTTCATTTCTGCTGCCGTTTCTTATGCTGAAAGTTATCAGCATCTAGAAGCAAATTACTATCAAACTCATGCAATTCCACCAACTACAGAACAAGCAATCATTATGCTTTCAAGCCATTTCTATGAAAGTCGAGACGGATCAACTGGAGGTTTCTTTGCAGACAACACAAATGCAGCAGAACAAACATGGAAAACAGTAAATTTGCTTTTAAGAATAGATAGAAATTGGAAGGTATAAGGCTATGGGACTTGGTTTAATGAACAAAAATGCACAGCTTTGTATTCTTCAAAACACTATCGATTCTGAGGGTTTTTCTGGGCGGTCAGTTGTTGTTTTAGAAAACATACGAGTGTTTGTTGAAGCTAAACATGGAAGCGAACGCTGGGCAAATTTGGCGGCATTTAGTGAAGCAACTGACTTATTTAGATTCCGAAGGATACCTAATATTACCGTTGATACTAAGCATTACATCATGTTTAACGGATTTAAATATAACATTTTATCAGTCGAGGATGTCAAAGGAAGGAATATGTATGTTGAGGTGCTAGCTAAAAAGGTGGAGGCTTCAAATGGCTAAATGTACTTATAAACTTCCTGAAGACTTACTAAAAAAACTATCAACTCTAGGTTCTAAAATGGATGAAATTAGTGAAGTAGTTCTTGAGGCTGGTGGAGAGGTTGTTTTAGATAAGGTCAAATCAAATCTTGAAGGATCATTGAGTGGTGAGTCTAGCGGTGAGTTGGTTTCTTCACTTGGCCTTACAGGTGTCAGAATTGATAGGAATGGTAACTCAAACATTAAAATCGGTTTTAGTGAGCCAAGAAAAGATGGTAGTTCAAATGCTATGGTTGCAAATATTATTGAATATGGTAAGCATGGACAACCTGCTAAACCTTTTCTAAAACCTGCTAAGTCATCTTCTCAAAAACAATGTATTGAAGTAATGACTAAAAAATTAGAGGAGGAGATTAATAAAGCATGAACATATTATCAGAAACAAAAGAGCTTATTCAAAACTTGGATATTCCTGTTGAGACGGGGGTATTTAGTGGAACAGCTCCTGAAACTTATGTAGTTTTAGTTCCATTGGTTGATTCGTATCCGTTATCAGCTGATGATAAACCAGAAGTGGATTATCAGGAACTAAGGATTTCTCTTTTTTCTAAAATTAATTATCTAAAGATTAAAAATGAGATCATAAGAGATCTTATCAATAATTCTTTCTATGTTACTGAAAGAAGATATAACGGATTTGATACTGAGAGTGGCTATTATCAGTACTCAATAGACATAGCCAAAAATTATTTATTCGAGGAGGAAAAACAATAATGGCAACAATTGGTTTAGACAAACTTTATTATGCTACGATCACTGAAGATCAGGATGGAGAAGAAACATATGGAACTCCAGTACAACTTGCAAAAGCAATCTCTGCTGATTTATCTGTAGAATTAAATGAGGCAACTCTTTATGCGGATGATGGCCAAGCAGAAGCTGTTAAGGAATTCAAGAGTGGAACTTTATCTCTTGGAATTGATGATATCGGAAGCGAAGCTGCAGCTGCACTTGTAGGTGCTGTTGTAGATACAAATGGTGTATTAGTCTCTGGCGGAGAGGATGCATCTAAGTATGTGGCTATCGGATTTAGAGCAAAGAAAGCAAATGGCAAATACAGATATTACTGGCTTTATAGAGTTCTATTTGGAGTTCCTGCTACTAACCTTGCAACAAAGGGTGATTCTATTACATTCTCAACTCCAACTATTGAAGGAACGATCTTTAGACGAAACAAAACAGATGGAAATAATAAACATCCGTGGAAAGCTGAAGTTAACGAGACTGGTTCTAATACAGCTATTATAGATGCTTGGTACAATTCTGTTTATGAACCTGTATTTGAAACTGAAATTCCAACTGGAGGTGGTGAATAATGGCTGATGAAAGAAGTGCTGTAATCAAAATAGGTGATACAGAGTATGAACTTTTACTTACCACTAAAGCAACAAAGGAGATCGCTAAGAAGTATGGCGGACTATCAAATCTTGGCGATAAGTTAATCAATAGTGAAAACTATGAAGAAGCAATATCTGAGATTGTATGGCTTATTGTAACTTTAGCAAATCAACCTATTCTTATCTATAACTTCAAAAACAAAGATAAGAAAAAGGAACTCTTAACAGAAGATGAAGTTGAACTATTAACTACACCTAATGACTTAGCTACATATAAAGATGCAATTACAGAAGCATTGTTTAAAGGCACAAAACGAAATGTTGAGAGTGAAGAAACAAAAAACGCACTGGGCGAGTAAGTGACGAAGAGTTATTTACTCGTCTTTTATATTACGGCTTGAGTCAACTACATTTGACACAGGATGAGGTTTGGTTCATGCCTTTTGGTCTGCTTTTGGATTTATGGGAATGTCATAAGCAATACACAGGTATTTCAAAACCTAAGGTAGAACATTTTATTGAGGACATAATCCCAGACAATATT